CAAACAGCAAATTTAATTGGAGGAAAATATTATACAGGAGTTATTAATATATGGAATAATACGCAACAAAATTCCCCAGGCAATAATACATTAGGAAAAACATTTGTTGAAAGTGCTGATATAAGATCTTTATTACCTTTTGAAGGTGATTATATTATTCAAGGTAGAAAAGGTGCTGGTATTAGATTCGGTTCTACTGTTCCTCTTTATTCAAACATAAGTGAATGGAGTAGAAACGGAAGACCATCTGGTGATCCTATTACTATTATAGTTAATGGATACGTAACTACAGATACAGGTTCTTTGACTCCTAATATTGAGGAAATAAATAAAGAGATGTCTTCTATCTATATGACATCTACTCAAACTATCCCTTTAATACCAGGAGCTACTATAGTTAATCCTATTAATTCTGCTTTAGAACCTAACCAATATATTAATTCTCAAGTAATATTAAATAGTGATAGGGTAACTATTAATTCTAAAAAAGATGAAGTATTAATATTTGCTAAAACAGATGCTGAAATAAGTGCTAATAATGTTATTAATTTAAATGCAAGTAATTATATTCATCTTAATATAGAAAGTAAAAATCCAAATTCTAAAATATTATTAGGTACTAAAGCTAATAACACAGTACCAGATGAACCTGTATTATTAGGTGGACAAACACATGATCTATTATTAGAAATGTGTAATACATTAAGAAGACTAGCAGGGTATTTAGCAAATGCCAATGCTGTTAGTTCAGATGGTGCTATTCCTGTTATTGCAGTTCAAGATGGAGCTGATCAATTACTTAATGATGTTACTAACCTAATTAATAAATTAGGAACTATTCAATCAGATAAAGTATTTACAGTATAATGGCCGATACTCCTCAAATATCACCCCAACAAAATGTAGCTGCTCTAACATCACCCGATATAGTAGCTAATTTAAAAGCATCCCAACCACCTCAGGCATTTGGAGATCAATTAACAGCAGCAGCTATAGCTGCAGGAACAAATGCTGCTTTAAATTCTACTATAGGTAGATTATATAAACAAAAAGCAGATTTAATTAAAGAAGGAATTGAGCTAGATATACAACATCAAAAAAATCTTTTACAACTTGAAAAATTACATACACCAGCTAAACAAGTAGTAAATGGTCAAGTTAAAGATATTCCACCTCAATTAAATGATGAAGAATATGATGCTGCTGTTAAAGCTGAAGATATAAATTATGCTGCTGCTAAGAAAAATTTAAAAGAAAGAAAAGAAGAAAATCAAAAAGATATTGATAAATACCTAGCTGATCCTTTTGCTAAACAAAAAGAAAAACGTAAAAAGCGTAAAGCAGCAAGAGAAGCAGCTAAAAAAAGAACTACAGCAGAAAAACAAGCAGCACGTAAACAAAGAAGAAAAGCCGTTTTACAAAATGCTAAAAAAACATTAGTACCTATTTTATCTTTATTATTAACAAATCGAATAGCTGAAGTTATTTCTCAAAATGATAAAATTCAACAATTAGTAGATGAAACTAATGCTATTATAACAGCTGCTAATGAATCAAACAATCCAACTCAATTAGAAAATGCTAAAGTTGTTAGGGATAATGCTATAAGAGTAATACAAAGTAACGAAGATAAAATTATTAAAATTAATGAACAAATTCAAAGAATAACACTTTATATAACTATATTTAGTACTATAGTTTCAATTTTATCTGCTATTCCTGTTCCAACATCCGTACCTCCTGGTATTGGTATTCCTATAAATGTTATTACTAGAATAATGGTATTATTAGAAAAAGCAAATAAAATAGTACTTGCACTGAGTGCATTATTACCAACAGTAATAGTTAGTTTAGAAAAAGCTATTCAAATATTAGAAGAACTTAAAGCACAACTATTACCAATAAATGGTGAGCTTGAATCCAAATTACCACCTGTTCCAGTTAGATTTGGAACTGATTATCCTCCATATAAAGGATTTAAATTTGCTTTACGTGAGGAAAATAATCCTAAATTTATTGTACAAGGTAATAAACGTCATTATGCTGTAGCTATTAATAAACAAAATATTGAACAGTTAAAAAGTGATTTTTCATTTACATTAGATCCAAATGATTTAATAGAGCAATTAAAATTAGTAATAGATCAACAAAATTTACAAGGTTAAATATTTATATATATGAACTCACAAGCATTTAAAAAATTAATTAAAGAAGCCGTAGCTGAAGCAGTTCGTGAAGAATTAGCTGAAATTCTAACACAAAAACCACAGCTAAATGAATCAAAAACAGCAACATTTACTAGTGCTAATTTAGGTGGAGCTGGTGATATCCGTGCACAATTGCATAGTCAAATGGGAGCTATGTTTGGTTATAACCAACCTGCTACTAGAAATGACTTAAAAATAATTGATGCTGTTGATCCATCAACTGGTGATAAAGTTAATCCATATTTAGCATTTATTAATGATGCTGCTAATAATATGACTGCTCAAGATAAATCAGGACTAAGAAATTTAGGATAATATGCCAATACCTCAAACAGTACGTGTTAATCCACTAGATTTGCAAGGAAACATTGCTATTGGGGTATCTTTACCTTTTAATGGCCCATCAGGTCCATTTAATAGTACTTATAGTACACAGGATCAAATTAAATCTAATTTACTTAATCTTTTACTTACTAATAAAGGTGAAAGAGTATTTAATCCGGAGTTTGGTGCTGATTTAGGAACTGCTTTATTTGAAGGTATAAACGAAAATATAGTAGATACTATTACTGATTTAATTAATACTAATGTAGAAATATTTGTACCTGAAGTACAAATAAGAGATGTAGTAGTAGATATTAATACACCTGATAATAATGCTGTATCAGTTACAGTTAAATATAAATTAAAAATATCAGGTACCTCTGATCAAATTACAGTACAATTCTTATAAAATGGCAGATAATAGTGTATCATATTTAAATAAAACGTTTCCTGAGTTTAAGGCTAATTTAATAAATTATGCTAAAACTTATTTTCCAACAGTTTATAATGACTTTACTGAGGCTACACCTGGTAATTTATTCATTGAATTAGCCTCATATATAGGAGATGTATCATCATTCTATATTGACACTCAGGTCCAAGAAAATTTTTTATTATACGCTAAGGAAAAAGAAAATTTATATGCTTTATCCTATATGTTAGGATATCGTCCAAAAGTATCTTATGCTTCAAATGCTATTGTTGATATTTACCAATTAATTCCTACCTCAGGTTCAGGTGGTAATTTAGTACCTGATTATAGATATGCTTTAATTGTACCTGAAAATACACAATTAACTTCAACTACTAACAGCACTAAATTTATTACTACAGATAAGATAGATTTTAGAGATACAGGAAGTGCAGAAATTACTTTTGTAGATAATAATTATTTTCTTTTAAAAAAACAAGTTACTGCTATTTCAGCAGAAATTAAATCAACCACTCTAACATTTTCTACCCCAGAAAAATTTTCTATAGCTACTATTACTGATACAAACATATTACAGATACTAGATGCTACTGATACTCAAAGCAACAGTTGGTATGAAGTACCTTATTTAGCTCAATCTACTATATTTGATAAAGTTGAAAATCCAAACTCAGTAAGTGATGGTGTTCCTTATCTAATTAATTTAAGACGAGTACCTCGTCGTTATGTATCACGTTTCTTATCTAATAATACATTACAATTAGAATTTGGAGCAGGAGTAGCTAATGCTGCTGATAATACAATTATACCTAACCCAGATAACATTCAACTTGGATTAGTACCTGGTATTTCTAATCTATATAATAATTTTAACCAGGCTTCAGTATTCTTTACTCAAGAGTATGGTTTAGCACCAAGTAATAACATTATAATAAGATATTTAGTGGGTGGAGGTATAACATCTAATATTCCTTCTAATGCATTAACTATTATAGATAAGACAACAGCATATTTCCCTAGTGGAGTTACAGGACCTTTAGCTACTACTATTATAGATAGCATAGCATCTAATAATTCTTCTCCATCATTAGGAGGTAGAGATGGGGATCAAGTAGAAGAAATTCGCAATAACGCATTTTATGCTTATCAATCTCAATTACGTGCTGTAACTAGAGAAGATTACATGGTAAGAGCATTATCATTACCTTCTGATTATGGATCAATAGCTAAAGTATATGTTACACAAGATGTTGCTCGCGAAGCATTAGCTACACCAACTGTATCAACTACAGAAGAAAATAATCCATTGTCTTTAGATATGTATGTTTTAGCATATAATTCTAATAAACAACTAACAGCAGCCTCTACTACATTAAAAAATAATTTAGCATCTTATATTAATGAATTTAGAATGGTTACTGATGCTATAAACATTAAAGATGCTTTCTATATTAATATTGGAGTTAATTTTGATATTGTAGTAGCTAGTGGATATAGCAATAATGATGTAGTAACAAATTGTATTTTAGCTTTACAAGATCACTTTGCTATTGAAAAATGGAATATTAATCAACCTATTATACTTGCTGACATTACATCTCGCTTATTACAAGTTAAAGGTGTACAAAATGTTATTAAGGTTGAAATTACAAATAAGCAAGGTGGAAACTATTCCCCTTACGCTTATGATATTCCAGGAGCTACTAGATTAGGTAATATTTATCCTTCAGTAGATCCAAGTGTATTTGAAGTTAGATTTCCAAACATAGATATTCAAGGAAGAGTTGTACCATTTTAAAAATTATAAAGTATGAATTTAGATAAATTAAAAGGACATGTACCAGACACAGTAATCGCTCAGATTCCTGATGTAATGCAAAAATTTGGAATTGACACCCCAGTTGAGCTAGCACATTTCTTAGCTCAATGTGGACACGAATCAGGTGGATTCCGTGTTGTAAATGAAAATTTAAATTATAGCGCTAAGGGATTACAAGGTATTTTTAAGAAATACTTCCCAACAGCTGTATTGGCTGAACAATATCAGCGTAAACCAGAAAAAATTGCTAATCGCGTTTACGCATCTCGTATGGGTAATGGCGATGAAGCATCAGGTGAAGGGTTTAAATTCCGTGGACGCGGTTATATCCAGTTAACAGGTAAGCAAAACTATACTGCGTTTGGTAAAGCAATTGGTGTTGATATTGCTGCTAACCCTGATTTAGTTGCTACTAAGTACCCATTATTATCTGCTGCTTGGTTCTTTAGTAAGAACTGTTTAGGTAGATGTAAAGATGCATCTGATGCCTCTGTATTATCTGTTACTAAATGTGTAAATGGTGGTACTATTGGATTAGCTGATCGTCAAAAGCACTTTAAAGAATATTATCACTTATTAGCATAAAATAACAAGCAATGGCTGTATATAAAATATTTCCTGAAAAAAGTGCTACTTTATATTCATATTATCCAACATTAAACACTGGATTAGATGAAATATTAGAGCTTAGTACTTTTGAATCATATGAAGGTACTAATGAAGTATCACGTGT